GCTCAAAAGGTGTTCAACGCTATGTGATTTTGGCCCAAGTGTCCGGCCCATAGCTCGGGCACCTCCAGCAGATGCCCCGCTCACAGGAGCGCTCTCGGCCTCACACAGCCTCCGTCATGGGATCATATCAGACCACGCTACAGACCGAGTTCTACGACGACGCGGAGCGCTTCTTTGTCGAGGACGGTCTGAGCCCCCAGGCCATCCACAACCGCTTTGAAAAGGAGCACGGGGACGATGCCCCCTCCCGCCGCACCGTCTACAACTGGATGCAGGAGGGGGGCTGGAAGCAAAAGCGCCGCCGGTGGCTGAAGATGACCGAAGACATCGGCGAGTCGCTCCAGGAAGCCATTCGCGTCGCGGCTAAAGAGGCCATTGAAAACCCAAACCGGGACACCTTCAGTGCTCTTCGCAATGCCATTAGCGGCGCCAAGATGTACGAGAAGCTGCAGGGACTGGAGCGCGGGGTGGGGGAGGCCGAGTCCCAGGACGAGGGCGAAGTGGCCCGCGACGCGTTGGAGGTCGTCAAACAAGCCCTCGAAGGCGGATGAACGACCAACCCCACCTCCTTCCATATCAGCTGCGGTGGATCAACCGGGACGCGCAAATCAAGTGGTGGGAAAAATCCCGCCGCATCGGGGCCACGTATGTGCAGTCCTGGGAGGACGTGAAGGACGTGGTGGAAAACGAGGAGACGGGCAAGATGAGCCAGCCGAAGGTCTGGTTTTCGAGCGCCGACGAGTCGGCCGCCCGCGAGTACATCGACTACTGCGAGCAGTGGGCGTCCCTGCTGAACGTAGCGGCCGAGCAAAAGGGACGGCAGGTACTCGACGAGGACAAAAACGTGAAGGCGCTCACCCTTGAGCTCCCCGGCGTCGGCGTGATCCACGCGCTCACGAGCAACCCCTCTCGCTTCCGATCGAAAGGAGGGAAAGCCGTGGTCGACGAGTTTGCGCATCACCCAGATCAGGCAGGCATGTGGGACGCGGTCTACCCGCTTACCACCTGGGGAAACCCGCTCCGCATTCTCTCCACCCACAACGGCAAGCGGCTGTTCTGGCGAATGGTAGAAGACACGAAGGTCGGCAAGCGAAGCGGTGCAGTCCAGACGACGACGATCATCGACGCTGTAGAGGAGGGCCTTCTGGATAAGATCAAGGGCCGCGAGACATCCCAGGAGGAGCGGGAGGACTGGATCGACTCGATCCGGCGGGATTGCCGCGACGAGGAGCAGTGGTTTCAGGAGTACATGTGCCGAGCCGTCGACGAGGCGGATGCCTTCCTGACGTACGACATGATCGCTGCAGCCTCGGACGGTGGGGTGCTCTGGGGTGGGAGCCTACAACAAAATTACGACTGCAAGGGCGCCCTGTATCTCGGCGTCGACATCGGCCGCCGCGAAGACCTGACGGTCTTTTGGCTGATTGAGGAGATCGGCCCAATGACCTTCACCCGAAAGGTGAAGGTGATGGAGAAAGCCCCCTTCCGGGCGCAGTGGGACGTGCTTACCACCTTTCTTGACCACCCGAAGATGCGTCGCGCATGCATCGACGAGACCGGCATTGGGATGCAGATGGCGGAAGACGCCGAGCATTTTTACGGCGCCCACAGGGTCGAGAAGGTGGGCTTCACGTCCAGCGTGAAGGAGGAACTCGCCTACGAGTTTCGGCGGCGGATCGAGGAAAAAACGCTCGTTCTAACCGAGTCCCAGAAGGTGCGGGAGGACCTCCACAGCGTCCGAAAAAGCGTCACATCGGCAGGCAACCTGCGCTTTCAGGTACAGGGCGGCGACGGCCACGCCGACCGCTTCTGGGCAGGAGCCCTTTCGTGCCACGCCGCCTCCGAATACGAAGGGCCTGTCCGCGCCCACAGCCGCGACGTGGGGCGGGGCAGCCCGGCCCTAGAGGGCTACGAGACCGGCACCACCATCCAGGCCTACCGATAAGGCTTCCCTCTACCGCTAGACCGGTTTTCATTTATGTCCATCTGGTCCTCCATCCGGCAGCAGTTCGGGTTCTCCCATCAGGACGTGCCCGGCACGCGCGCGACCCCCACGACGGAGGAGATCGCCACGCGCCGCACCCGACAGCTGAACCGGCTGATGTCGTGGCTCCCGAATCCGGACAAAATCCTCAAGGATACGGTAAGCACATCCAGCACCTGCGGGAGCTTACGTACGACGACCAGGTCTTTTCGGCCCTGCAGTTTCTCTTCGCCGCGCTCCGGGAGCACGAGTGGGAGCTGGTGCACGAGGGGCAGGAAGACGAGGTGGCCCTCGTGACCGAGTGGCTGGAACGCTTCGACTGGGACCGCCTGGACAACGAATTGCTTCAGGGCCGCCTGTTTGGCTATCAGCCTCTGGAGGCGATGTGGGCGGAGGAGGCCGGGCGGTGGCGCGCGACGGCCGTGAAGGCGAAACCCGCCGAGTGGTTCGCGTTCGACCCCGAGAACGAGCTGAAGCTGCGGGGCAACCTGCACTCGACAACCGACCTCGAAGACGTGCCCTGGGGGAAATTCGTGCTGGCCCGCAACAAGCCCAGCTACAACAATCCGTACGGACAAAGCGTCCTCTCCCGCTGCTTTTGGCCTGCGACCTTTAAGAAGGCGGACATCCGGTACCTCATGACCTTCCTGGAGAAGTACGGAATGCCCTGGGCCGTGGGGAAGCACCCGCGGACCGCCTCCGACGATGACATTCAGGGCCTGCTCGACATGCTGGCCGACATGATCCAGGACGCGGTGGCAGCGGTACCCGACGACTCGTCCGTCGAGATCAAGGAAGGGGACAAGAAGGGCTCCAGCGAGACGTACACCGATGTCGCCCGCTTTTTCGATCAGAAGATCGACAAGGTGCTGCTTTCGTCGGAGCTGGTGACGTCGAGCGGAGAGCACGGCACCCACGCGCTCGGGTCTGCGCAAATCGAAGGTGTGGCCGGCGCCGTCGTGACCGACCTGGCCCGCATGAAGGAGAACACGATGAAGCAGGTTCTTCGGCGCATCTGGCACTTCAATGGCTTCGAGGGCCCGGTGCCGTCGTTCAACTGCTACCTAAAGAGCGAGGCGGGGAAGGACCACGCAGAGCGAGACGCCACGCTCGCAAAAGCCGGCGTGCAGTTCAAGGAACCCTACTTCGAGCGCCGCTACAACTTCGACGAAGACGAGTTCGAGGTCACCGACCCCCCCCAACCCGGTCCCTCGCAGGGGGGCGGCGGCCCGGTCCAACTGGCCGGTCGCAGCTCGGCCCTCCGCTTCCAGCAGGGCGGGCAGGTGGAGGTGGAGGGCCTCGCCCGGCGGGCCGTGGCCCAGGACGAGACAAATCAGGAGCTGATGGAGGAGCTCCTGGAGGAGCCGATGGAGATGGTGCGAGGCGGCGAGAACCCCCAGCAGATCATGCAGGCCCTCGCGGCGCGCTTCCCCGAGCTCGGCGCCGAGGCCCTGGAGGAGCGGCTTCGCAGCCTCTTCTTTGCGGCGGAGATGTGGGGCCGCCTCTCCGAGGATGAGGACGAGACTCTGAACGAATAGCCTCAGCCCATGGCCGAGGACGTAGACCTGACCGCACTTATCGGCCGGGAGCCTCAGGAAATCGTGGACTACTTCAGGTCGAAGGGTTTCGAGATCTCCTTTCGGTGGCAAGACGTCTGGCAGGACGCCCACAAGCGGGCCTTTACCGTCGCCGGCGTGACGAAAGCGGATGTCTTGAAAACCATTCGCGGCAGCGTCACCGACGCCCTGTCGGAGGGAAAGACCCTTCGCGAGTTCAAAGACGATCTGGAGCCGAAGCTCCGGGAGCTCGGGTGGTGGGGGGAGCGGGAGATCATAGATCAGGAGACCGGCGAGGTGCGCACCACCGAGCTCGGGAGCCCGCACCGGCTTCGCACGATCTACCGCACGAACCTTCAGACCTCCTACATGGCCGGGCGGTTCCGGTCCCAGCAGGCCAACATCGACCGGCGGCCGTACTGGCGCTACGTGGCCGTCCTGGACCCGAGCACGCGCCCGAGTCACACCGAGCGGCACGGCACGGTGCTCCGGGCCGACGACGACTGGTGGGACGAGCACTATCCGCCGAACGGATGGGGCTGCCGCTGCAGAGTCCAGTCCCTATCCGAGCGGCAGGTGGAGCGCCGCGGCCTGGACGTACAGGAGGGCTCCGACGTCGGCGCCTTCGCTGACGAAGAGTGGGCCTTCAACCCCGCCGACGTCGACCTGGAGAGGCAGGTGGACGGCCGCACGTACCCCGGCCAGCTGGCCTCGGATTTACAACAGGAACTGGACAGCTACGAAACCCCCGACCCGCCCGATGGCTGACGCAGACTCCACATTTGAGATCGACCTGAGCGGGGCGGAGCAGCTGCTCTCCCAGGCGCGGGAGCAGTACGAAGACCTCTCGCCCCTCATGCGGAGCCTGTCAGAGGTGATTGTGAGCGGCGTGGAGGACAACTTCGCGGGCGAGCGCGGCCCAGGCGGGCCGTGGGCCGAGCTCGCGGAGTCGACCATCGAGGAACGGCGCCGGGAAGGCAAGTGGCCGGGTCCAAAGCTGCAGCGCACCGGGCAGCTGGTCGCCTCCATCCAGCCGTTCTACACCGACAGTACCGCCGGGGCATCGACCAACAAGACACAGGCGGCGCTGCTTAACGCGGGGGGCACCTCCGACATGCCGCCCGGCCCGGCCGCCGTCCCCGGCCGGCCCTACATGTACATCTCGGACGACACCGAAACGGAGATCGAGGAGGACGTGAGCGAGTTCAACGAGGAGGCGTGGGAGTAACCGTACTCATATTTAGAAGGCGATCTTGGCATACTGGTCACCTTACTCTGTTGCGTGCCTCACGAAGCCTGCATGAGGCCCCGATAACCGTTGTTGGTGATCGAGGGGGGGGAGAACCCATCACTCAAGCTGAGCTTCGATTCGCTTGAACCATTTCTCGTAGAGTTCCATCGCTGCATCCTTGCCCAGACTCTGGGAGCTGGTCTGCCCGAAGGCATTCTCGCGCTCCAGTTTGATGGTGAGGAGAAGGGTCGACTGATTTTCCCCTTGCTCCTGAACCATTGCCTGAACGGATCGGCTCTGGTCTCCGACGAAGGCAGCCGCCATCGTGGAATTGGACTGCGTCTCTGTGGTTACCAATCCAGTCTGGCGGTCGATCGAAGCGATAGTATACCCCTCTTCAGTGAATGCGTTGACGGAAGCCGTTACTACTTCATCCTTCGGGAAATCAAACGAACGAGTGCGGTTCTCTCGTGCGATGTCCTGAGTGGTCGCACACCCAAACAGCAAAACGATCGGGAAGAGCAAGTATAGACGTTGCATCAGTTTGAGGCCTAATCTTGAAAAAGAGACAGACTCGCAGGATCTTCGTTCTGATCCCCGGAGCGCAGCGTATCGTAGACAAACTCTTCGCTCACATCTAACCGGATCGCCAGCTCCTTCGCCGTCAAATCGCCCGAGTTTTCTCGAATGTAACGCTTCTTCATCCGAGTCACAACCTCGGCGCGAAGGTACATGTTCTTTCCGGCGTAGGCGTCCAGGAGCGGCAGGAGCACGTCCTCGCCGCAGTGCTCGTAGACCAGGCGGGCATCGCCCTCCAGGAGGTCCCCAATGTCGATCTGTGTGGCCCACTGCATGCTACTGGTCGGTATTGAGGCTGTAGAAGGCGACTTTGGCGGTGCCGAATCGGCCCTCGACCTCCCGCTTGTCCGTCTCGATCGGGTAGCCCTCCTGCCGCAGGTCGTATATGCGGGCGGCCAAGCGACCGATCCCGAGCTCGTTTTCTGCCGTCTTGGGCGTGAGCTCGCCGTGCGTGCGCAGGTACCACAGCACGCGCCCCTTCTGCGTCATCTCGGTCAAGTCGACCCGCCCAGGAGCCGCGTCGCCCCCGGCTTCAAGGGGCTCATGATCGCCATTTGAAGAGCCTTCGTCCGCCGTCTGATCAGCCTCCTCATCTTCCTCCTCCACCTCGAACGGAGGCGTCATGCCTTGCTGTTTGTACATCTCCTTCAGGGCAATCAGCACCGGCTTCACGTCCTCCTTCGTGAGCCAAATGATGTGGTCCACGCCCACGAGTCCCGAGATGAACTCCTGCAGGGCCTCGTCGCCTTCGTTTCGGGCCACCTCGCGCCAGGAGGCCTCCACCAGGCGCAGCTGCTGCGGCGCGGCGTAGTCCCCACCGCGGCCGCGGAGGCTCTCGTACTTGTCCGCCCCCCAGCCCCACTTGACCTCCGTCGGCTCCAGAAGCCCGCGCTCCACCATCCGCTTGCGAAGCATCTGGATGAACTGATCCAGCTGCTTCAGGCTCAGCTTGGTCTTCGAGGTCACGCTGAACATGCCCCACAGGGCGTTGCGGTAGTCCTGCTCCTCCCAGCCGAGCTCGTTCATTGCTGAGTGGATCTTCGCGTACCGATTCTTTCGTGATTGGCTAGCCATGGTTCAGGAGGGTTCAATTTCAATTGGGTGCCAAAGGGCCGTCCTACCGACGGTCACACGACCGGGTGCGACGCGGTCGAGATAGTCGATCCACTCGTGCAGGGTATCCGTCGGCATCCCGCCGATGGGAACCCCCAGATAAATCGAGGTCCAATTGATACCATCGGCTCCGTCCCAGCAGACCACGCCGACCTCCGAGCGAGGAAGGCCCAGCATCTCACGAGTGCGTTCTCGAATTACCCGTTCAACTCGTTGGCGGTGCATAATGTCGTCTCGGCTGTGCCATTAGGACCGGTGCATCACGATCGTGCGGCCGGGTCCGGAATGACGAGCATCTGCATTGCCTTCTCCACGGCCTGCTCGGTCACCTGGCCGAGCTCGTCGTTGATCTCGACGATGTGGGCGGCGCGCTTCAGCAGCTTGCTCGCGATGCGCGTGTTGCGCGTGACCTCGCTTACGACCGCCGCCACGCCCGGCGCCGCGCTGGGGGCGTGCACCTCCACCAGCATCCGCAGGTCCTCGTCGGAAAGCTCCTCGACGCGCGCCTTCAGGCCGACCCGACTGTAGAGCTGCTTTAGCTCGCCGGTGCTTCCCTGCAGGTGTGCTAAAAGCTTCGGCATCCCCGCCAGGACGACGCCCAGGTTACAGACATCGTGCAAACGCCGGCAGAGCTCCAGGCCACGGGTGGGCAGAATCTCTGCCTGGTCGATGATGACGACCGTGTCGGTGCCCTCCAGGCGGTCGTAGTTCTCCTGCATCAGGTCGAACAGCGTGCCGCGCCCATCGCAGCCGAGCTCGCGGTTTAAGGCAATGGCCACGCTTTTGGCGCTGTACTCGGGGCCCACCTCAATGCGGACCGTGCTGGAGGGGTGCGCCTCTTCGTAGGCCTCCAGGGCCAGGGTCTTGCCCAGCCCCGCATCGCCGATCACCACGCCCACGTCCCGCTCGTGGTGGGCCATGCGCACCACCTGGTGGACGCGCTGGTAGACGCCGGTCTCCACCACGTCCCGGTCCCCGATCGAGGGCCGATCGGCCCGGTCGCGCTCGCGACGGAGCCAATCGAGGACGTCGTGGGCGACCCGCTCATTGTCCCCGGAATACCGATCTTTGAGCCACTGCGAAAAGGTAGATTGGCCCACCCCGATCGCCCGGGCTGCGGCGTTTTGCGAAAGGTCGCGCGTGTCGAGGTAGATGCGAGCCTTCGCCCGCGCCTGCTCTTCGATGGGCCGATCCTCGTCGAGGTCAAGGCCAGACGAAGAGATCGATCCGTTCAAGGAGCGGTCTGTGGTCGGAGCTTCTTCAGTCATGAGTGGTTCTACATTTGCTGTTCGAGA